GCAGGCACGAAGGAATAAAGACCCTTTGAGAGAATCCCAAGGACCCAGATTGCTCCACTCATGGTACGAGCTTATAGAAATGTAAGTTCGCGTGGTACGCCGTAGGCCGACCATGTTGCGAGACCCGGTAAGGAATCTCACTTCATTTTCGTCCAAATCTTCATCTTCATGAAGACCAAGGTCCGATAGACGAGCAAGGAGTAACCCATACTCGCGAGTTCTATATCGAACTGGAACTTCCTTCAGTGAGAAGCCTCGGAATCCTTCGATTCCTTGATACTTCCCTTTTTCATCGAACTGCTGCCAACGCCTACACGATGCCGGAGTAGCTTCGTCAAAATCAACGACAAAGCCGCCGTCACCGTAACCTTCAGGAATCGAAAATCGGAGTTCCTCCGGTACTCGATCATAAAGGTAGCGCCAGGCAGGTAACAAACGAACATCACAGCCGTAATTAAAATTACGATGTGCCATCCGTTTAATGCCGTTAGCAGCTCGATATACTGAAGATAGTCCACGAAGCCTCTCCTTTAAATAGAAAGGCTTCAGATCGGCGCCTTCCCAATAATGCGACCCACAGGACTCTCGGAAAGAGCCAGATGAGAAACTTTTCTTCTGGTTAACTTTGAGACCCATAAATTCGCATAGTAGGAAGTATGTATCTACAGCCGCTACGGGTAATATAACATCATCCCCGTAGACACCGATGTGATCCGTCGATTCTCCAACGTACTCAGTTGCGGCTAAAGCCATTGCCGCGAAGAGTATTGATTGGAGAGGAAACGTAAATCCGTTCCCCATGGAGGAGAACTTCTCATAGTAAATATGAGTATTCTCTCCACCTCGGCTGGGTCGATACACACCACTCTTTGACCGTAAAGAATCCATGACAGAAAACCAGCGCGACGGAAAGACCTCTCGGACAACGTTTGTGGCAATTAAGCCAGACGCGTCTTTGTGGTCAATCGTTGCATCTTTACCAGACAAGCTGGCATAAAATGCGAGCAACTGATTCCTACCTTGTTCCTTGAGGTCAAAGCCCCCGTACCGAAGTAGACGTCGACGCAGCATCTTTCCGATCCCGAGTTGAAAGAAACAATTCACACCCGGTTCCTTCGAGATAATTCTGTGAATCTTCGCCTTCTTTGGTACAGCTAGTACGATGTTCCCTGGGTCAAAGTAACCGTGCCTATTCCCGTTAAGGAGGTCGATACAGCCACTCTCAAGCCACAAGTCCAATCGATTGCTTCCCCAAGACGGGTAAAGCTCTCGAATATGGGCACCCCACAGTGGGTATGCGGCGGAGAACAACGGACTAACTAGAGCGTAACAATCTTTTGTCATCCCAACATCACGTTGGAACTTGTTAGCGGTGTTCGTAGCATTTCCTGCTATACGAGCAGTAGTGCCCGGACCCCACCCACACGACTCAATCCACTCCTTTGGGCAGAACGACGAAACGAAATTATCCGATGTTTCGGGTAATTCGCCCAGCAACATTGATACTTTTCGACGAACAGTATTTAACAGTTCGACGGCGGGCCCCTTAAATAAAGGATCCGCAGCAAGGTTGCTGAATCGTCTGTTAGTGATGCGACACTGGTTTTCTGTTTCCAGAAAACCTTCCCAAGCTGCAAGCTCCGGATCTACGTCAAGTTTTAGAAACTTGGCTTTAGACAAGAGCTCAGTAGCGAGGTAAGCATCACGCGCACGCATAGAACCATCGTACGCACCCTGACTCCAATCAAGATCAACAAGCTGCTGGTGTTCTCCACTTTCGTAGAGCATCCATACAGCAAGAGATCGAGGGGAGTCTAGGCCCTGAAGGAGCTTCTTTATCGTCCTGTCCGTCACCGGACGGCTGACACTGTACCGAGGTAAACGAAATTTAACCTCTTTCTCAGACGTAGTCATGAGAATCTCCACGGTTTTGCTAGGGACCTTTGTTCGCCACAATGGCAGACGTAAGGTCGAGTCCTAGCTGACTCGGTGTTTCTTCTACAGTGAGTGCAGAAATGGTTACTCTGCAAGTCACAGCCGACCCTGAAAGAACATCTGCAAGCGCCTTAGCCTGAACAATGAAACTGTTGGCCGCTGCGAAGTCAGAAAACTCGTAGCTAGCCATTAGCTCATGTTTATAGTTAAGGTCCACGCGTATGTCTGCCATGGTTAGTAAAGCGGAAGCATCGGGTCATGAACGTTGACACCCCAGGTAGTGGAATTCATCATTCCAGCTGACAACGTCCTGCCGTTTTCACGGCGTTGGACGCTGCTCCGAGGGTGACACAGGCTCTGCCAGATGTACTCGTCAATGAAATCGACGAGAGTCAAACCAGAGACTGCTTCAACGTACGTGGAAGGGTACAGGAGGCGGAACGTGCACCGATTAGGCGCAACTTTCTTCCCCGGGGTCGAATAATCTTCGGCCCTCGCGGTTGAGCGTTGAACACTAACAAATGCAAATTCGCTTGCCGCTGGAACACTCGCGTTTACGTTAATAAAACGCGCGTGGTTAGGCGACACATCACCGTCCGGAACGAACACGTGGTTGATGGGAGTTGATTCCCCATCAGGAAGAGTTATATTACCTCTTGAAGGCATTTTATCTCCATTACTTCTTAAAGTATTGACGGATGAGAGCGCCTGCAGTGAGACCGCGTGAAAACGACAATCCACGACCAAGAAGCAGAGGTGGGACACCAGGGAACCCGGAAAGGGTACCCCTGCTGCAATCCACATGAGTCTTGTGAGCGGTTCCGTTCACATACGATTCACCACCGAAGGCAGTCCCGGAACCTACGCAGTTGTAACTGACCTTGCACTTTTCGAAGACTGTTTTACAGCCTTTCTCGAATGTTAGGCCAGTGGTCGCATCTAGAACGTCGATGAAATCGCCGATCCGGATGAACCAGTCAACTACGAAGGACAATGCAGTTAGTTCCCAAAGCCAGGACAAGGGGTTTGCAATCCCAAGTTCTGCCAGAGTTTTGTTAAACTCATTGGTAGTGCTGAAGTAATAAACATACTTCACACTATGGATCCCGAACTCTTTTCTATTCGCATTAACTCCCATCCAGTAATCATCTGGACCTTGCGGTCCTGACCACCGGTGAGAGCGCGATTCGCTGACCTTAGTAACTACCTTGTCATTAGCCTTTGAGGCTAGTAATTCGGCATAGTTATAGACGTCAGAGAGTAAGGGTTTCCATCCTAACTGTACAGCAAGGATCTCACTTGACACCGAGAGTTGATTCTTTCGGGGCGTTCGTGGTTTCCTAGTTCTACGAGGTGCTCGCTGCAATTCGCGGAGTACATTTTTTGCGTCGATACTATTACCAATAGCATCGATAGCGCCTTTGATGTCTCCGCGTTTAATTGCTTTGAAACTTGTTCCTAGACGCTTCGCAGCATCTAAGATCAAAGTGGACGTCTCCCTCCGCTCACCAAGAGTCACTCCGACGTTAACCCGTTGCCCCTTAATAGCCTTAAGAACGGCTAAAGTGGCTTCGGCGTCGATTCGAGAGCGATCAGCTTCGGTGATACCCCGCGGCTCCATGTTAGTACCAAACTCCAACCTACCATCAATTCGATCGTAGGCCGAAGGAGTACGCAACGTGTAGAAACCAAAAGGGTTTGCGGATGATCTCAAACTATATCCGAATGGATTCATCGGAAGGCTTTCCCGATGTTTCGCACCTTTTCCAGACTTATAACCTGGGGTGTTCTGAGTCGAACGTGATTCCACGTGCGACGTTAGAGCGCCTTGAGTCGTTTCGTCTGTACTAGGCCACGGTCCTACTGGGGGCCCATAACGGGTCCTTTTCGGGCCGTAATTCGTATAGTTGATGTTCAGAGTCGTCCTTGGCATCTCGTATGTACCTCGCGGTAAGAGCCACCTGGTTTGCACCAGGGTTGCTTGCTGAAGTCAAAAATGACATGGGCCAAAGGCCCCCTAGAGACTCTTAGCTTTGCGAGGCAGCTCGGGATCGACAAATCGATCCGGGTCACCAAGCTCTGAAGAGAGTTCCGGGTGCAGGTAATAGTATATTTCACCTGCTGTCATTCGCTCTAAGGGACCCCTGTTTGCTGCATCTCGGCCAACGAAAGCATCAAGCCTATCAAAGTAAAGATAAGCTTGCTTGCGATTCATTGGCTTAGGCAGCACCGTGATCAAATCGCCCGGGTGAACATCAATGACCCCAAGCGTCATTCTATTGCAAAATACAAAATCCTGACCAATAGGCACTAAAAACACTTCGCGAGTGGTTCCAAAACCGCTCACGTATGCAAATGATGCCTTATGGACTGGATCAAGTATAACCTGCAAGGAACTATCGCTAGTGGTCATCATGATGTAACTCCTAGGTTGATGGGATCGCGGAG